ACTTGTTGTTTTCTTAATTCATTCTCTGAAATTTTTATGACATGTATCACAGCTTCTGCATCCTCTAATGAGTTTGCAGAGTACGGCACAATTAAATCATCAGCCGGTACAAACTTTGACACGGCTCTACCAATAATATCATCGTAATAGACTTTTTTAAAAGTAGAGCCTGAGAGAGGGAGATAGAATAACATTTGATCAAACTCTGGTTCATATTCTTTCATCTGATCCATAATTTGATAATTCATAAAATCTTTTACACGTTTAGCTTGTTCTTCTTTAGCAACATTAACGTCTCCCAAAATTTGAGTTCTTACTGGTCCATCAGACGGGAGTAACTCTTTATAAGCCTGCGCTTGAAATTGCGTAACTGCTTCCGCAAGAACTGGGTGATTGACACCAGAAGCACCTCTAAACGGTTCTGTTCTTCTTTCATATTTAAATCCTAATAGTTCTAGTCCGTTTCGATATGTATCTTCCCAATCGCCACGAGACTCTTTGTATTCATTATATTGTTCCACCATTTTAGCACCAAGTGGTTCTAAAACTTCGTCGCCTAAACTTTCTGCAAGATTAGCAAAGTGATCTTGTATTGGATCGATTGCTGCGTTTGGATTAAACGAAACTTCTGCACCACCTTCTTCATCCATTTCTACTTCAACAGGTCCTGTTGGAGTATCAATAACTTCAGCCGATTTTGTTTTTTCAACTTCTATTATTTCTTCGTTTGGAACTCGTGTTTGATTTGTATTTGGTAATGGTTTGTCAATCTCGGCCATTTGTCATCCTATCTTTTTTTGAATAAAGTTTCAACACCTGACCCACTGATATCAGGTATTTCTATTACTGTCAAACTAACCTCACCACCATCAGCTCTTTTGTTTCTATCTCTAATAATTTGATTGTAAGCATCTATCATTCTTTGTCTTTTACCCTTACCTTTACTTTTACCCACCTCTTTCATTAATTTTGCTTTTTCTCGCATAGTTAAAATCTCATCAGCTCTAGCTCTTGCACCCATAGCTCCCAGACCTTCATCTTCTAATGATTCAATTAGTTGTTCTTTCTTCATTTCATCAGTGTACGCAAAAGCCCCTGCATCTGGATCTACCAAACCTACGTTTGCATTACCTGTGCTAGTGTCAACCTCTACAAAAATATCTGGTCTATCTGGGTGAACATATTTTTTAGTTGTAAGAGTTGTTTCTATTTGATCTCCTTCATCGACAACTTGTTTGATTGCCTTGTTAAAAAAATCCATACCTCTGCTTTTGATACCTTCACCAGTTTCTTTAAAAATATTTAAGTATTGATTCATACCTTTGTTTTGTGCCAATACACCGAGCGCTCTAAAAATACTTTTATTCATCTCTGTTTAATAAGTTATATAAAAACCCCTCCTGGTTTTGATAATTTTTGTATGCATCGTAGCCAGATAATCCAGCTCCTAATAATAACCCAGGAATGCCTAAAAATCTAGAGGCACCTGCAATCATTCTTGGACTCATACCCAGTCTTAAAACCTTACTAGTTACTCCAGGTCTAGCCTGTCCTACGTTGCTTAAATTAAAATAATTACGTAAACCTTCTGCCATAGTTCTCTTTGGTGCCCCTCTGATTACACCTGCACCCCTAGAAAATGGCTCCATGAATGCAACACCAAGTGCTGGTCCCAGCGGGTCTGTTAGAATCTCTGTTGCGCTTTCACCCTCTTCTAATCTTTTAGCAGCAAATGGTGCTTCAAATAAAGCAGTCATGGCTGGTGTGCCAATCGTAGTCAACACTGGTTTTAGTGCACCGGTAATACCTAATGCAGATCTAACTTTACCTCGACCTACATTTCTTGCAGCTTTGTAAGCTCCAGGTATTTCTTCTGCAGCAAAAGCAAGTGATGTACCCGCTGTAACTTTTAGTGGGTTGTCTTTAATGTAAGTTAATATTTGATTTTGAGTCGCGGGTTGATCTGTTCTTTCATTTACAATTGCACCAACGTTTTCGTCGTATTTTATTGGTGTGCCCACTTCTGGTTGTTTAACTTCTGCAGCCTCTGCGGATCCTCCACCCATTGCACTTAACCCTGCAGCACCTAAAACAAATGGAAAAGCAAATCTAGAATTTTTTAAAGCTTTTCTAATTGCCATGTCAGAAAATTTTTGTTTTTTTAAATTTTTAACTATGACATCTTGAAATTTAATATTTCTAATTACCGAATCTTCAACATTAAATTTATCATAACCTAATCTATTAATTTGTGTTTCAATTAAAGGTGATATTTTTCCACCATAATATTTACCACCATGATAAATTGTTGTGTCTAATCCTTGTAATGTATTATTAATTTGATCGATGGCCTCTTGTTTAACTCCACCAGAATTTAAAAAAGTTTGAATTTTATTTCTTAAAGAATTGTTAAAATAACTAGTTGATAAAGTTTTATTAAAAGGAGTTTCTGATAAAGCTCCTCCTTTTAAAACACCCATAGAAGTTTTAGTTGGTTTTTCTAAAACCTCTACTTCTTTTATTGGAAAGATGTGATCTTTTTCTACTAATATGTCTTTTAATAATTGACCTCCTGAAAGCTTACTTAAATCTCGTGGTTTAAAATATGTCCCGTTTTTCCCAGTGGGATCAAACATAATTGAAAGTTTATTTTTTATTTTAGGATTATCCTCTATAAATTGTCTTAAATTTTCTACATCTTTTTTAGACATAGCACTATTTAAAGTAGCGATATTTCTAGTAGCTCCTTTGCTATCTTTCATTTGAAAATTTTTACTTGTAAATTCTTCTAATAATGCTCTATTTAAACTGTTTGCCGCTTCGGTTAAGACTGTAGCATTTTTTGAAAAACCAAATTTTTTGTAGTCTTCAGAAGCTCTAGAAAAAGCTTCTACTAATCTTCTAAATTTAAGATTATCATAATCAACCTTGGTTGATCTTAAAGGTTTAAATTCTTTTAATTTTAATTTTGTTTCTTCTGTTAAAGGCTCAAATAAATATGCTTTACCAGAACCTGTACCTTTTTTAGTTCTTTCTGTTATTTCTCCTTGACTAATTACAACTCCGGCATCTTTTAATTTTTCTATAAAAAGTTTTGAATTAATTATATTTTGTTTTGCATTACCTTTATATTTATTTGGATTTTTTTTTGAATTACCAAAAATAGCTTGAAGAGTTTTGTAGCTGTATGCAGGAATTTCATCTGCTAGTTGTTTTATATTTAATTTGCCAAAACCTTTTTGAGCATCTTCAAAAGATAGTTTAATTGCAGCACCTAATCTTCTTCCTACTTTATGGTCAAACGAACTTTTATAACCATATTGAGAATCTCTTTTAGAAAAATTTTTTATAGCGTTATATTTTTCTTTTAATGATGCATTTTTAGGAACTGTCTTTAAAGCCTCTTCCATTATTGGCCAAAGTCTAGTTGCTCTTGTTCTGCCAGCAACTTCTATGTTTGATTTATTTTCTAAATATTCTTTAAAAAATTTTTCAAACTCACCGTCTTTATTAAGAACTTCGTAAGATGCAGATTCAGAAATCATTATCCCCTCCCTAGAGCGGACTTAATCTTTCCAATGATATGGCAAGTCGGTTCAAAGATAGCTCTGTAGATTCTGCCAAGCGGGTCTCGTTTTTTGCCTTTCATTATTTTAAACATATCAGCAGTTACATGTCTGCCCATATGCTCTAGAACTTTTCTAACCGCTGTGTTTATTTTGCCTTCGCCTTTTGCAATCTTAACTAATGGTAAGAATATTGCGTGGTAACCTTTAATATAATCTTTTGAATATCCTTCATGAAACTTCATCCATATTTTATTTCTAAACGAACCAAAGCCGTATCTTTCATTCATCATTGTGCAGACAACTTTACCACCTCTACCTTCACCAGCACTACCTGCTCCTTTGACTGTATACGTTCCAGGTTTAGAACCACCTGTCGTAAGTTTATTTAAATTTTTCTGTGAGTAAGATTTACCTTGAGCTTTTCTCTCTAACATTTTTTCTACACGTCTTTCTCTACGTCTTTGCTCTCTTGCAGGTTCAGAATAATATCCTCCTGCAGCATTCATTCTATTAAGTTCAGCAGGTGTATATCCTCTACCTCTATCATCATAAACCATTCCTGTAGTTTCTCTTCTTGGAACTCCTAATCCTTGAGCAAACGCTCTGCTTAACTCACTTCCTTTTCTACTAATAGTTTTCAGGTTATCTGCTAAACCAATTGGTATACCTGTTGCTAAACTAACTATTGTACCTATAAGAGTTTCTATACCACTAGGACTCTGAGCTTTTAAATTTGCTCTCATAGTATCTCTTTGATTTTTTAAATTTTGTCTTGCACTTGCAGATATAGGCGACCCATCAAACTGTGCCAGAGGATCTCTACCTGTAAGATTTTTTGATTGTCTTGATCCGATTAATTCATTGCCAAATATAGCTTGATCTGATCTTCCTACTCTAGGTGCAAAACCATCAAATCTTGTAGAACGCGGTGCTGGTTGAAAACCACTAGAAAAATAACTTGTATCAATCATGGGTTGTGTATTATTGGCTGCGTTTATCCTACTTATGATTTGTGCTTCAGTAGGATTTAAAGCTTTCATAATTCCATCCATATACGTTGGTTGTGCAGAAGATTTTGATATTGCATCCGAAGGAGTTGATAATTTGCTTCCTGTTGATACAGAATCTGATGGCACAGACTTAGAGGCTTGGCTCATTAAATAAGCTGTAGCCTCGCCTGGTAAATTTATTTGATTATCTGGTATAGCGGCTTGAGCATTACCATAATTATATCCTGTTCCCGCAAATTCGTTTGCATTTTGTCTAGCTGCTGCTTTAGAAAATATATCAGCATAAATGTCTTCAACTGTTGTGCCAGCTGGATAATTAAACGCTAAAGCGTTTGCTTTTAAATCTTCGGTGCTTTGTCCTCTGGGTGTAAGACCTAAAGTTTCTGAAACCAAAGTTGGAACCTCTCTTACAGCTCCTCCTATGTTTGCTAATGTATCACTAACAATTGGAAAACCACCTAATCTATCACTCATTAGTTGAGTTGCCGCTGCATGTCTTGCATCTGAAAAAACTCCTGTAGCTCCATCATCAGTCACTAGTCCTGGAAATTGAGACATGTATTGTCCTTCAATCTCAGCAAGTTTGTCCATATTTTCTTTTCCTAAAAAGAAATCTGTTATAGCCATTATGCTAATCCTCCATACATAAATCTTGGTTCAGGTTTTCTCATCAAACCTGTTAATTCTCTAAAATAGTTTTTATAAAACTCTACATCGTAGTCGATACCTTGAAACTCTAATTCTTCTTTTATAATATCTACAAAATCCTCACCTGAAGTGTAAAAAGGTTTTCTATTAATCTCTCTTGCTCTACCCATAATAAACATAACAGTGTCATCTTCTACACCCATCTTTTCTAGATCATCTACGATTGCGTTGTTAACCTCTATCTTCTTGGCATCCTCTGCACTTCTAAAATCATCATAGCCCATGTATTCTTCTTGGAAGAACCTCGGTCCTTTGTCCATCTTCATCTCGTCAAGTTCTGATAACAACTCTTGTTTAACTTTAGTATCAGCTTTCATATCCGCGGCACGCGCTAATGTAGTCGCGGCTCGTTTGCCTCCTTCGATGTCTGTACCAAATTCTTTAAACACACCTCTGATATCTGGATTCTTAATACCAGCACCTCGCATGTTTCTTATAAACTCTGCTACCTCATCTCTGTCATCTATTTTTTCAAATGCAGCGCCTTCGCCTTTTTTAAATAGCGAACCGATGCCTTGTTTTGATTCTTTTGATTGTCTTTCTATTTCTAATAGTTCGTCAAAACTTTCATCACCTCTTAACTTAACACCAAGTAGTTTTTCTACTTGTGGATAATTAATTTTACCTGTTACAGGTTTGTATGATGTTTTAATTTCACCAGCAGTTACGTCTGTATCAGATGTACCTTTCATATAGTCAGGATCAAAACCCTCTGCTGTTTCATCTATCTCATCAAATGCCCTAGATTTTAAAGGTGTAATATTTGCTGGCGCATCTTTTGCAAACTCGTTTAGAATAATTGCACGTTCTTCTTCAGTAACTGACTTACCTGTTTGATTAAAATAATCGGTAATAATATCTTGAACCTTTGCAGTTCCATCTTTTATTTGATCTCTGAACTTAAGCAGGCTTTGAAATAATATCTTTTTTGACATTAGTAATATGTTCTCTCCGTTCGTGGCAATGCATTATCTTTTTCATCTTCAGGGTGAGATACAAATCCTCCCTGTCTAAAACGCATTACCGCTTGTGTTGTGCTGTCCACCAAATCATCATGATCACCATAAGGAAATGATGCACATTCTTCTATAACCTCTTCAGCGAACTTTTCATCCGGCGCCCATATTACACCCGACTCAAATAGCGGGGATACAGCGTTAACTCTAGCATGTTTGTCTTGTCCTTTGCTAGGTGTGTAATTTATAACAGGAATACCCATCTTTCGCAACTCGTAAGTTAAAGGCAAACCAGATGCTTTAGACTCAATAATTACTGTTTCAGGATTCCAGTATTTGTATTGATCTAGTGCTTCTTTACGTAGTTCTGGAAACTCCAGTCTATCTTTAAATGCATCTAATAGTATTAGATTTGCAGGACTATCATCATCTGGATAGAATACACCCCAGGTAGTTATTGCACTATAATCAGCTGTCTCCTTTTTTAAAAATGCAGTGTCATATGATTGTATTACATGTTGCAATGGTGGAATATAACCTTTGTCCCATACTCGCCACCACTCACGCTTGATCAACGATCCTTCTTCCGCTGTTGGATTTTGCATCCACTGCGCGTTCCATTTACCTACACTTAAACTGGCTTTGACTCCTTCGAGTTCATCTAACTTCCAATACTGTGGCCACACAGGTTTACCTGATGGCATGATCGCAGGAAACTCAATTATCTCCCACTGATCTGATTTTAATTCTTTTTGTGATTTTAATAACATGCCTGTTAGATCTTTCATGTTCCATCTAGTCATGACAACTACGATTGCTCCACCAGGTTGTAAACGCTGACGTGGTCCTGATGTATACCACTCGTAAGCTCGCTCCAAGGCGGTGACGTTCAATGCATCTTGTTCCGAGTGTGGGTCATCGATAATCAATAAATCCGCACCACGGCCCGTGATTGCCGATCCCACACCCGCTGCATAGTACTCACCTCCTTGCTCGGTTTCCCATTTACCCGCTGCTTGTGAGTCCTCTCTGAGTCGTGTCTTAAATATTTGTTGGTACTCAGGGGAGTCAATTAAAGTTTTAGCCTTTCGACCAAAACGGATCGCGAGTTCTGTTGTGTGGGTTGTCTGTATAATTTTAAGATCAGGTTTACGTCCTACCATCCAAGAGGGAAGAAGGAAGGACGCGAACTCTGACTTAGTATGCCTAGGGGGCATATTAATAATTAATCTTTTTATTTTACCTTTAGCGAGTCTGTTAAATTTGTCCGCAATTTTTTTGTGGTGGGGCCCTTCTATAAATTCAGGCCATACATGTTTTACAAAATCTAAAAACGAGTCGTGGACTTTCTCTTGTTTTGTTTTTTCGTCTAGCTTCATGGCTAGTCTTAAAAATTCTTTCTGCGCGTCAGGTGGAAGCTTGTCTATAATTTCTTGTTTCATAAAAATTTTTGCAGAATTTTTTTCAACTCTGTTTCCCTCTCG